ATCATTGACTTCATCATAATTAAAGTACTGACTCTTGCTTCCAGTTGAAAGAAATCCACCTGACGTCGACATAGGCATCCGATCCACACCCCAGCGTCCTGGCTCACCATTGATAACAGTATCATAATCCAAAACTTCCAAACGGTAACACTCATCTGCAATAGATGGACTGTTGATGAGTTTGCTCAGCAAGCTATCAGCAGCAGTGTCTAACACCTCCGTCTGAAACCCCTCAGATATATTGTTGACACCGTCATAATGGCGCTGAAAATTCTTAGCATCATGCATTGGGCTCCCTCCTCCAGGCGCACCATGAGCTCGGGGAACACCAGAAACTCGCGCAAACGCATCAGAGATCAAAGACTTCACTATCTTTGACACCATTTTAGTCAAGGGTGCGCCTGTAACCTTTCCAACATAATGGTTTGTTTCAGGCGGGGGGCAATTGTTGCTCAGTGATTTCCAGTGAGGGCTCTCAACCCGTATTGGGATTTGTTCACCAGACTTTGGGTCATGGTGATGATAACCATCATTGTCACTCTGCACATATACGCCCGTATGTTGCCTACAGTATTCTGTTGTTGCCTCATCCAACATCTTTTGTGTCAACACGGATGCATAACACTCAGATATTCCAAACCCTGCAGAATGAAATCCAATCACCATAGTACCGGAAGAACTTTCTACAACGTACGGCAGGCCACACATGCCACTGACAGTAACACCATTGCCTCGCATCAAATTCGTCGCATCACGTAGCTCGTTCTGGTGCATCAACTTTTGGTGTTCAAGGTACTTCATATCCAGAACACGCACGTCATCACGCTCAGGGCAAACAATAGAGGCTTGAACAGGCAGAGTAGAACACTTCACATCCTCAAGTGTACGGGGAAGCAATTTCCTGATACTTTTCCCTTTATCCAAATGCAACTTCATAAGGCACAAATCACTTTTGCCAAGAATAGCACACATACCTTCCGTATACACAATGTCTTTGGTCACCTCTCTACCATAAGTGCTCCGTCCACGTGCAAAGCGCAAAACATCACCATTCTTCAAACTATCAACGAAGTGTTTGTTAATGACCCAAAAACCGCCATGAACATGTGTAACCATGGAACTAACAGTTCCACACCTAACACTCCACACTCCTGACCGAACACCTGGTTTGATATCGTCTGAGAAACAATGAGACTGTCTTTCATCAAAATTAACGAACTGGTCCTGTTTACGCGTTTTCCATACATTTTCCTTGTCATTGAACTGCCCAGCATGCGCTGTTACAGATGGTGAACTAGACCAATAACGAAAACCCATGTACGCTGCTGCAATAACAGGTAAGGCCATTGCAACAGTGGACAAAGAATGGCGACTGGTTGTACACCATGGACTCTGTGCATATCTTCGCTGTGTCCTGTTAATGAAGGAAACAAGAGACAAACCAAACATGTCGAGGCATGCACACACCAGGAAGTTAATTGACC